GTGATTTATCAGCGCCTTTCGGATTTAAAAAGGTCGATGTGGCTGTAGCGTTTGAATGCGTTGAGCATATCGAAGACCCGCGACCCATGTTAAAGACGTTGCGGAAATCAGCGGACATTTTATTTGCATCTGTTCCGAATCAAGATGTAATGCCGTGGCATGAGGGTATCGCCTTCCATTATCGGCATTATACGAAAGGCCAGTTTAAGGCACTGCTGAGGGAATGTGGATGGCATGTTGCAGAATGGTTCGGGCAAGAAGGCCCAGAGTCGGAGGTCGAGCCAAACGTAAACGGCAGAACTTTAATCGCGCAATGTTTTGCAGGTGAGTCAATATCACCGCAGACATTTAAATATGATCGGCAAAAAAAACCCAGTGGACCTAAGCATGTATCTATCATCGGCTTAGGCCCATCGATGGATGAGTATACAAATATCACCCGGCGATTGGGTGGCAGAAATCGATATTGTGACGAAACCTGGGCGATGAACTCTCTAGGTTCTGTTTTGCAGTGCGATAAAATATTCCACATGGATGACGTAAGGATTCAGGAAATAAGGTCAGAGGCGAAACCAGAAAGCAACACAGCCGCAATGATTGAATGGATGAGAACTACTAATATTCCTATAATTACCAGTAGGCCGCACCCTGATTACCCTGCTACACAACCATTTCCTCTTATTGAGGTTTTGAACGAGTTTACAACTGGATATTTTAACTCTACAGCAGCCTATGCAGTCGCTTATGCAATATGGTCAGGTGCTGAAAAAATTAGTTTATTTGGAGTAGATTTCACTTACCCAAATGCACATGACGCGGAAAAAGGTCGGGCTTGCGTTGAATTTTGGCTAGGCATCGCGGCAGAACGCGGGGTCAGAATAATAGTGCCAAAAAGCTCGACCCTGTTAGATGCAATACATCCGCAATCAGAAAGATTTTATGGTTATGACACATTTGATTTGAAAATAGCGCAGGATGAAAAAGGTGTAATTGATGTCGAGTTTACAGAGCGCGAGGATTTGCCAAGTGCTAAACAAATCGAAGATAATTACAACCACAACAAACACCCAAACGCATTAATGAGCGAGGTAAATGAAGATGTATGAAGTAATCAAAGATTTCCCCGGTTCTCCCGATGGTTGTCGGGTTATTCAATACGAAAAAGGCCAGATATTGAATATTGGCACTGATTTCCCTGACGACTTGTGCAGTGTTGCACTAGCCGAGGGATGGGTAGCTGAGAAAGCGCCACCGAAAAAGAAAGTAGTAAAGAAAGCAGCAAAGAAGTCTGAAAAATGAATCTAACAAGAACCCTCGACGCATCATCAGAGGCTATATCCTTAACTGAGGTTAAAAATCAGATAAGGGTGACAACTACTGCCGACGATGATTCTTTGCGATTGTTTATAGCAGCGGTAAGGCACAAGATAGAGTGGCTTTTAGGTAAAACCCTGATTACATCGACCTGGGAATATAAATTAGACGGGTTTAATTGTCAGATTTGTCTCCCGATGTCCCCTGTACAGTCGATTAGTTCTATCAGTTATGTCGATACAGATGGTGACACTCAGTCATTTACTGATTTTCAGTATGATAAGTTCGGGCGGTTAAGTCCTGCCTACGGGTTCACCTGGCCATCAACCCGCGCACAATATGATGCTGTTACAATTACTTATATTGCTGGCGAAGTCGATGCAGGTAATGTGCCTGAAGACATTAAACACGCGATGTTATTATTGGTTGGCGCAGCTGATATAGCGCGTGAGGATACGGTAATTGGAGCCGGTGTTGTGGTGACTCAAATACCAGACGGGGCTAGATCTTTACTGTCACCGCACATGCGATGGTATTTATAACATGAGATCAGGGTTATTACGGGATTATATCGAAATCCAAAAGAATACCCCAACGCGCGGCGATTCAGGCGAGGAAATTGATTCGTGGTCTCATCGGGCCTATGCGTGGGCTTATATTCGGGCGGCTGATGGTGATGAGTCGATAACATCACATACAGTTAGAATCCGTTTTCAAACGGTAGACCATACCGACCGCATTCTATTTAATAGCTCTGTGTACGATATAATTTCGGTATTAGATAAAGAAGGGATGCAGCGGAATTTAGTCATCGAAACCAAATTAGATTCCGATGCCCAATAGCGTTATTTTAAAAGGGGACCGCGAGCTAAGGGCTAAATTAGAGTCTATGTCGCGGGGGATGCAGAATAAAGCGATGCGGGCAGCGCTTAGAAAGGGCATGGAACCTGTAGCGGCGCTGGCAAAGCAACGTGTGCCTGTTCTGACTGGTCGGTTACAAAAAAGCATTAAAGTAGCATCTTATCGCGGGAAAAGGGGTATTTTAGGGGCGGTGGTTAGAACAGGCACCCGCAGGCAGTTAAGAATTACCCCTGAAGAACCTTATTATTATCCTGCTGCGCTTGAGTACGGAACCAAAAAAAGACAAGGCCGGTCGTTTATGCGTTCATCTTTATTCGATAGAAAGCGCCAGGCTTTATCGCTGACGGAAAAAGAACTTGTTAAATATTTATTGACCTTTAAGGCTAAATAATGGGTATCGAAACAGCACTATTTAGTTATTTAAGCACGAAAACAATCATTACAGATGAGGTAAGCACTCGGATTTATGCGACTGTTGCGCCTTCAGCGGTTACTTATCCTTTTATCACTTTCGAAATAATTTCAGAAGACCCCGACCATTATATGCAAGGGGCTTCAAATATGACTAATGTATTAGTGCAGATTGACGCATGGGCTTTTCTGGTTGCTGAAAGGCAGGCTATTGGCGAGGCGGTACGCAACGCTTTAGATGGATTTGTGGGTAATTTAGGCACTGAAAACCTTGTAATCAGGAACTGTTTTTTAAGGAATAGAACAACCTTCGAGGAACCTGATAAACAGGGGAAGAATTTACCAGTGCATCGCTCGTCGCTCGATTTTTCAATATGGCATGAACAAAGCTTGCCGACTTTATAGAGGTATTAAATTATGGTTATGGACGTAGGTACAGGCACAACTATTGCCTTTGGAACTTCATCATTTTCAGCAGAGGTGTTGTCGTTAAATGGCAATGATATCACCCGGCCGGATGTTGATGTAACGCACATGGGATCGACTAATTATATGGAGTTTCAGCCTGGCGATTTAGCCGATGGTGGCTCTATTGAAATGGAAATCGGTTTTGACCCTGACGCACAGCCACCAGTGACGGCAGCGGCGGAAACAATTACGATAACCTTCCCAATTCCATCAGGTGGCTTGGGTGGGGCGACATTTATTTTCACTGGTTACGTTTCTACCTGGTCATGGACTGCGCCACTTGAAGAAGTAATGACAGCAAGTATTACTATCAAGGTAGACGGCAAAGGTACTGACCCAGCTTGGGCGGCATCAACCTAATGAAAACCGCAGACGAAATATTAAATTATGACGATACGCTCAAACGGGAAAAGCTTGATATACCTGAATGGGAAACCGAGGTCTATATCAAGGTAATGAGCGGGGCTGAAAGGGACCGGTGGGAATTATCAACCACCGCCTTATTGAAAACCCCCAACCTTGCTAATATTCGGGCTAGTCTTTGCGTTATGACTCTCTGCGACGAGAATGGCAAAAGGCTATTCACTGACCAGCAGATTAATGCTTTAGGTGAGAAGTCTGCTGTTGTTTTGGACCGAATCTTTGAAATTGCGCGTAAAATCAATCGATTGAACGACGAAGATATCGAGGAATTGGAAAAAAACTTAGAACCCGCAGTACGCGCCGTTTCTGGTTCGAACTAGCGGGTCATCTAGGCATGAGTGTTAAACGCGCTCAAGAGGAAGTTGATTGTGCAGAGTTTACTGAATGGATGGCATACCATAACCTGGAACCGTTTACATTAAAGGTAACAGATCATGTTTTAGCATCTATTGCGACTATTTTAGCGAACGTGCATAAAAAGCCCGGTGGTAAAGCTTTTAAACCCGAAGACTTTTTACCACAAACGCAGACGCGCAAAATTGAAGACCCTAAAGATATGGAGATAAAACTTAGAGCGATGTTCCCGAAATGACCACAATCTCAAGATTATCCGTTTCACTGACTGCCGACCCGAAAGGGTTTAAAAAAGGCATGAAGGGTGCGCAGACTCAATTAGGGATGTTCAAAAAGGACATTGCGCAACTAGGCGTAGCAACTGCCGCTATTGCGGGGATTGGTGCGGGGGTATTATTAAGAGATATTGTAGACGTTAATGCGAAGTTTCAAACGCTTAAATCGACCCTGACAACTTTAACAGGAAGCCAGGCGGCAGGGCAGGCGGCATTTGACCAGATTGAAAAGTTTGCCGTTAACACCCCGTTTAATCTTGACCAGGTAGTACAAAGTTTTATCAAGCTAAAAGCTCTTGGTATGGACCCATCCGAGGCGGCATTAACGTCATACGGTAATACAGCCAGTGCGATGGGGAAAAGCCTTAACCAAATGATTGAGGCTGTAGCGGATGCCTCAACAGGTGAGTTTGAAAGATTAAAAGAATTTGGTATCAAGGCAAAATCCGAAGGCGATAATGTCACTTTCACTTTTCAGGGCATAGCTACTACCATCGGTAAGAATGCCGAAGAAATAGAAGGGTATTTACGAGGTATTGGTGATAATAATTTCGGTGGTGCTATGCAGGATCAGATGGCTAATCTAACCCCTGCCTTTTCTAATCTTGAGGCATCAGTTCAAAAGCTACAGGTCGCAGTTGGCGAGGCAGGTCTGAATGATATGATTGTCCAGGCGACGACATCACTGACGGAATTTATCAATACTATTAAGCCCGAGCAAGTAGTGGCAGCGGTTGGCGAGATTAAAGGCGCTTTTAGTGATTTTAGTGATTTTATCGACCCCATTACTGATTTTATTGGCGAGAAGGCTGCAAAGAATCCATTAAAGGACTTAATGGAAGGCGCGGTAGTTGGCGAAGGGTTTCGAGAAGGTCTAACAGATAGCGCCAGGATAGCGTTTGATAGAGCATTATCAGAGGGTAAGTTATTGGATGGCAGCACTAATAGTCGGTTGTCTGAACCTACTTTCGAGGAGTTCGCCAAACGAATCCGAGGCGATGATATAATAGAAGAAAGCAAAAAACATACGGAAATCTTAAAACAAATAGCGGATCAACAAGGCGTGGCGGTAGCAGGATGACAGTAGTTACAGATTTAGTTGCAGCGCATTCAATATCCTTTGATGGCGATGGATACACAACACAGAGAATTTATCTAGTTGATGGTGTTGGTGGGTTGCCTGAATCAAGGCTTTATAACGCCATGACCACCGCAGGAATCCCTCAATACGGTGAAGCCCATCCTATTTTACCCGATGTTATCGTCACCAAGGTTGATGCAAAGCCCGAGGGCAGCGGGGGTCAGGTCAGGGTAACGGTAAGTTATAGTCTTCCAGACCCCGCGACAATCGACACATCCCTACCTGATGACCCCACTCCCAAGACAACTACGCTAAGTAGTAATGTTGCCAACGAAAAGGTTTCCCGCGACATTAACGGGGAATTTATGATTGTTACCTGGTCGGGCGGTGTGTTCTCGACTAAGTACGTTAGTGCAGACGTGCAAAAGCCTCAATTGTCAGTTTCGTTTAAAAGAATCGAATCGAGTATTCCGAAAGGTATAATCGCTAATTATTTAGGCAAGATTAATTCAGTGCCCTGGGCTGGGTTCCCTGCGAAAACATGGTTATGTTCTTCGATAGACGCGACTGAAGATAAGCCGGGTATCTTTAATGTTGATTATTCGTTTACTTATAATGCTGATGATTGGCGATTACAGGTTTACATGAATCTAACACAAGAGCAGATTGACGAATTACCACCCAATGTAGATACGGGCAACGGTTTCGGGATTTTTGATGTTTATGAAACGGCCGACTTTAATAGCTTAGGGATGACATTTTAATGGCTCGCAGAATCCCGCCAATTAATAAAGGACAAGCAATCACGGCTGAAAGGTTGAATGATTACGGTGAAGGGATTAATAAGTTAAACGCGTTAGTTTACAACCTACCGCAAGCGGCCGATGATCCGGGCGAAACACAGGCCGAGGGTGATACACAAGATCCTAGCACCTACGTCGAAACCAGTCGTGTTACCTCATTAGTCCAGGTGTTCGACGATGAGGGGACCAATTACGCAGAAGTTGACCGCATTGATACTGTGACTTTAGTTAATGGTGACGGTGAAGAATTGAAATTACAATTTAACAATTAGGCTTAAATTATGGCTACAAAATATTGGCTTGGCACGGCAACAGCAGTTGCACAAGTAGATACCGGCTCTATTGATAGTGTAGACGGCACACCAGCAAACAATACTTTTACCGTGACAATCGGCGGGGTTGCTATATCGGCAATCGGAGATACGGACGTTGCAACCACGGCAACGAATTTACGCGCAAGTCTTAACGGCAGCACACATCCATATTTCTCAGGCATTACCTGGAGTGGAACAACAGGCGATATAATCGGCACAGCCGACACCGCGGGGGTTTCGTTTGTAGCTGCGTTAACTGAGACGGGTGCGGGCACTGGCGCGGTTACTGATTTTGCTGCGACTACCGCTAGCGCTGGGCCTTGTGACTGGTCAACCGCTACTAACTGGTCGGATGGTTCAATCCCAGGCACCAGTGATACGATTATATTCTCTGACAATTCGGTTAATGTTTGCTTTGGGCTAGACCAGAACGCTTTAGCTATTAACGATTTACAAATAGCAAAGACTTACACTGGGAAGATAGGGTTAGATAGAAACTCTTTTCTGACTTCGGTAGACGGTGAAACCGTTGACACTTCAAAGCCCGAATACCGGCAGGACTATTTAAGAATCGATGTCGATGATATTGAAATAGGAAAGCATGTAGGAACGGGGACCGCTATAGGTTCTCAAAGGCTCAAGATAGACAACACCAGTACCGGCGCTAGCGACACTGTTGTATTTGGCACTGCCAACACTGGTGCAGAAACTAATCTTCCTCCAGTACGTTTATTATATAACTCAACCACAGCCGATATATTTATTCGTTCTGGTTCGGTGGGGATTGCCAACGATGGGCCGAGTGAAACCGCTATCATTGGTGACCTTTATCTAAACGGCACAGCGTCAAAAGTGTTTTGTGGTGATG